GGAAAAAACTATGTCTAAATTTATTACTGGTAAGGGTCGGTTTTCTTATTTGAATTGGGCCAGTCCCAAGGTCAATGAAATGTCTGGCAAAGAGGAATTCAGCACTGAATTCATCATCCCCAAATCCGATACTGTCACTATTGCTGGCCTCAAAACCGCAATGAAAAATGCATTGGATAAAAAGTGGAATGGCAAATATCCATCCAATTTGAGAAATCCATTGCGTGATGGAGACACTGAAACCAAGCAAGATGGCTCGCCATTGGGTGATCAGTACAAGGGTAGTTATTTCATTCGTTGTAAGACCAATGAAAAGCCTGGCACTGTGGATTCGCATGGCAATGCCATCATGGCAGCCAATGATTTTGTATCGGGTGACTATGGCCGAGTTTCGGTCACTGCCTATGCGTATTCACAAGCGGGAAATAATGGTGTAGCATTTTGGCTCAATAACATCCAAATGCTAGAAAAGGGTGATGCACTGGGATCAAAAGCCTCAGCTCTAGATGATTTTGGAATTGCCAAACCAGCTGCACAAGACAATGATATCCCATTCCCTTGATGTGAATGATTTCCACACTCTGCTGGCCAACAATGGAGTGTGGATTTTGTTCAGAAATGAACCCACACTTTTGGACATTCAAGAGGCCAGACGATTACTTGCTGGCCTTACTGACCAAATTCTGAAAGATCAAATCAACAATGTATCAGTACCTGATTGAAAAATATGGTGTCCGAATGACACTCAAAGAGGCATCTGAGGTATTAAAAGTTCCAGTCGGTACTTTGTATAACAAACGATCCTCTGATGATTTGCCATTCAAAACATTTAAAGATGGCATCAAAGTGTTTGTGGATACCAGGGATTTGGCTGGGTACTTGGAGAACCAATCATGTATATAAAAGCAGAATTCACCAATGTAATGAATACTTGGAAAAGATTCGGGTTTGTCCCACCATCGACTTTGGTGGAATATCAAGCAAAATGGTATCTAGTTAAACATAATCTTTAAATTATGCAAAACCTTGATTGGTACAATATTTTTGCTTGGGTTTTTGGCCTTGGAATGGCTGGGATTATTTTTACAATCTCAGCCATTTTTTGGTTTGTCGTATTCTTAATGATTCAAGAATAAAGTCTTGTCCCAGCCTTATCAATAATCAATGCTTGCCGTCTGGGCTGGCCAGTTGGATCGTTTGGCACTGATACATGAGTCCATCGATCAAATTCCCTGATCACCTGGTCAAATGGCAAACTGCTGGCAATAATCGCTTTGACTACCTCGTCTGGAGTCATGCCAGGCACTCTCAGGTCGGCTGCACATCCCACTCGATGCTGGCTTGAGTCTTTTGATCCAACAGCATCATTCACTTGTTTTGACCGAAATGCTGAGTTAACCATGATTGGCTTATTGCCCAGCAGCTCCTTGACCATTTCAAGAAATTGAGCCAAACGCTCAAGATTTTTTGTTTCAGATTCATTGGGTACATTGTCAAATTCCCTGTGATCGGTGAATGTCAATTCTTCCAGGCTGAAATGTGGTGTGAGCTGTGTCATTTGATGGGTGTGCTTTGATGGAGTAGTTGATCTTTATTTTGGCTCGATGCTGATGATCCAAAATAAAACCCAATGATGCCAGTCCATGCAGTCCCTAGTGAACCCAGCATAATATCAATCTGTGGTGCGTGTTGGATTTGGCCATACATCAAGCCCCAGAGAATGCCAAAAAAGCCAACAGTCACGCCAATGGACAACAGTGGTGGAATCCAGCTCTTGGTGTTGATCTGCATATCCCGAGCTGATTTCCTGTCCGCTGTGGCCAATTGTTCAAAATCCAGCCCCAGCTCTTGCGCTTTGGATTTGAGGTTAGTCTCGGCCAGCTGTAATGCTGCAATCTGATCGGCAGTCATTTTGCCACTGTTGATGGTGTCTTGAACCTTATCGGCATCGATGCCAAGTGCCTTGGACACTCCCTCGACCGCCAAGCCAGCCAATGGGCCACCAAGGCAGCTGGCCACTGTCGGTGCAATACTTTCAATCCAGCTCATGGTTTATCCTCCAAATGATATTTACTTTTTTGATAGTCCAAATGAATGCCATACATCAAACCGCAAAATGTCAAAAACAATATCAAAATGCCAGCGCATAACGCTGCCCTGACTTGCCATTTGTCGATGAACTGCCTTCTTTTGAGTGCAGCCATCTCAATGGCTTTTTTTGTTCACGCTCGAGCTTTTCTCGCTCTTTCCTGACAATTTCACGCATTTGCGTGAATTTCTCCCAAAGACCAGGCATTCCGACCTGGTATATGATCATTTCTCGCAATTCTGTTTCCATGCGCTGGATCTGCTCTTGACGCATGATCCGATTCATCGCCTCCTCGTTGATGCTGGTTTTTTTATCGAGTGGCTTGAGTCGTTCTTCTTTTTCTGCTTCTTTGAGTGTCTCTTGATGGGTGAAGAATGCTCCCAAATTCTTGCCAATGTCGTTGACGATATCCCCAACATCTTTGCCATCTTTTTTAAAGTCTTGGTATAAATCGATGCACTCCCGAATGCCAGCATGGGCAGCCTTACACGCTGCAAATACTGTGATTGGATCCATTATTTGTGCGTCAAAATAAACGTGAATATGGTGCCAACACAGCTGACAATGACCACGCCAGCACTGGTGATCATAATCTGCTCGATTCGCTTGAGCCTGGCATTGATCTGCTCATACCTCAAGGCACAAACCGCCTCGTGCGAATTCAGTCTTGCCTCAGTATCATCCATGCCCAAATCCCTCCAAATATGCTGAATTTTAGAGCAATTCTAGACTTTTGATAACCTCATTGGGATGGATGAATGCGTCTTTTTGGTAAACCTGATCCTCCCACCAGAGAAATTGATCTTTGGCCAAATTGACTCGATCCTTCAATAAATTGATATTTTCTGGGTGGCCAAAAATCAATGGATCTGAAACCGACCATAAAACAATGCCAGGCTTACCTTCCAGCCAAGCCAAATGCTGGAAAAATGAATCACAAGCAATCCACGTTCTGCATTGTTTGAGCAATTTGCTCAATTCGGCCATGGGCAGATTTGGCCTAAAATCCTCGACCAATGGCTGCTCGCCCTCGATGCCGATCTGGATGATTGGCTCTTTGAGCTGCCAATTCAATTGGCCAATCAATTCTGGCCAGTATGGGTAATTTTTGGGATTGGGTTTCCCATTCATCAGTTTTTTGGAATAAGGGGAAATGATGATCATAGATACAATTTCCTGAATGCTGCCTCGAGTGGCTGATTCCATTTCCACTGGGCCATCTTGAGGTAGATATTCCACTGATCAATGCTGCCAAATAGGTTTTGGGCAGCTGCAATTGATTCGCCTGGTATCACCTCAGGGTAACAGCTGAACACCATGGGGTTTTTGATATCTGGCAGCACTTTCCTAAAAACCAAATGATCCCCAAGTCCACAATTGAGCACCACAATAGTTTTGTCCTTGTATTTAAGGAAATTCTGGAATATTTGCTCGTCATGGGCATACATCGATGCATCAGTCTCTGATCTGATCCCACCAGTTGGATTCTTCAAATGCCAAGTGATGGCATCGGGAATGACAAATAATCCAAATCCTTTTTTGTGCAGTCCATAAGTAAATAGTGTTTCCTCTCGATGGGCCACTCTAGACAATCCCAAATTGTAGTCATGCACTCCAGCTCGATACAAAAATGAGCAATGCAAATGCTCGACTTGCTGCCGTCTGTTGATGATTCGCCATTGTGGGTTTGGCTCGCTGTTTATATTTTCAATTTTGCCAGTTGGGTTGGTATCTTGATAAAGCAATGGTGGAGTGAGTATTGAGCCACCGACTGCACCAGCATTGCTGAAAATGGCAAAACTGAGCAATGACCTCAAAACATCAGACTCTGGTATGGCATCATCATCCATTCGCCAAACCCATTTATATCCCATGGTGTTGGCAGCCTGGTGGTTGTAATGGGTGCCCTTTTTGGCAGCAAATAGCCACTCCCATTTGATGCCTTTGATGTCCATCATTTGGAATAAATTTCGGTAGATCAGCTCATTCCTGACATCCCTTGGATTGTCGTTATCATCAAAAATAACCACCTTGTCTGGCCGTTTGGTCTGATTGATGATGGCAGCCAAAGCCAATGGTAATGTGGTGTCGTATCGGCCTCTGGTGCCAATGCTGCAAAGTACATTATCCACGATCAAACCTCGCAATCATCAAATTGAATTGATTGTCCTGGCTGATCGGTGCCACTGTTTCAGTGATCCGGCCATGCTGATCGATGTAGTTGAATTCAAAGCCACGGAAATTGGATTCATTGAGGCCATGCAATTTGTGGTGTTCACCCCAAAAGCCTGGTGGCTCATTCCATGGCACTGTAATGAGTAATCGTCTGCAATGTGATTTAAGTTTGTCCACCAGCTCGAGGCCATTGGCCAAATGCTCGATCACCTCAAATGCAATAATGGTGTCAAATTGAGCCAGACTGATTTCATTGATGTCGGTGCATGAAAATTTAGCATTGTCGTGCCATTCTTGCTCTTTGGCCACATCGATGATGATTGGGTCATAATCCAATCCAAGATATGTAATGTGATTTGGTAAGAATTGGCAGCCATATCCTGTGGAGCAGCCGATCTCGAGGATATTGGTGCCGAATAAATTCTTATTGGCCCAAATATACCTTGATGCCTCCCTTGGCAATACTGGATCGTTTTTTAGGAAAACTGCACGCTCATAATTGTTCGTGAGTTTCCATCGATAGTATTCTGGATTATGCTGCTTGGCAAAATTTAATTCATTGATCAAGAGCATTTGCTCCCATTGTTTTGTATTCATATTGTTTTGTTGTTTGCTTTATGTTATTAAATCCCAAGCCTTGGTTGTTTCATTCCATGTATAACGCTTAGGTGCGTCTGGTGTTCCTACATCAGTTGGATAAGGAACTGGTGAATCCCACAAACAAGTGGTTTCATTCAAGACCCAAGAGTTGTAGGGCTTGGGAGGTATGAAAGCATCTCTACCAGCGTCATAGGTGTATCCAAGGCCAGCGTAATTCTTACGAAATGGAGTGCCACCTAAAGAGTGTACACCTCCATGCGTGTTGTAGCTGGTCTGTTTGTATACATCACCTGTTCGAGCAGTCAATTCTGCCTCTTTGCCGTCATCTTCATCACGACCAACAGTTACGAATATAACAATGTTGTTCTCATCTAATTTTGCAAAATGTGCCATGATTATGGTTTAGTAAATGTAATAGTTTCAGACGTAGTTGATGTTGCAGTTATTGTATAAATTTTATTACTTCCAGAGGTTGAA